CACTTTTGGTTTTTCCATAATAAATCATCAAAATAGTATAGGTAAAACTAGAGTTAACAGTGTTAAGTAGCCCTCGTTAAGACGAATCACTCAATGTATTTTCCCTGCGCCACGGTCGCTAAATATTCCGCGTTCTCTAATGCCTTATTTGCTACGGTCGTGGTATGCCCGCACTTAATATCGAGGATCACGCGTTTTAAGCCGGCTTCATCCATCTTACGGTTAAGGGTGACGAGTCCATCAGCGCGGAACAAATGTCCGCTGGGTTGCACATCGAAGCGTTCCAAGAAGTAAGGGGGATCAATCTTTGCGAAGTCAGCGCAGCGAAACATGCCACAATCAAAGGCAATATAGGGTGCCTGAATCACGCCTTCGCTATCTGCGGGAAGCCAGATAGGAATTTTATGGGGTGTCGCATTGTAGGATTGCGGATACCCATCGCGCATATTCAATTTAACCCCAGCAAGAGAAGTCTCAGGATGCCCTTCCATATAGGTATATTGTTTCGTAATTAGGTCTATTGGGACCGTCTCATCCCAATCCATCCCCATCAATAAATATTTGCACCGGTCTCGGAAATTATCGAAAATCCAATCGTGGGTATAGCAAACATTATAGACCCGATGGACCGTATAGTAGCCTAACTTCACATCAGGGTAGATTTCGCAGAAGTGGAGGATCGCTTGAATGAAAGAGTCGTGGGTAGGGCTCTGGATGAGGTTGCCACATGCCATCATTACAAGATAGATGTCCTTATTAGGCGGGTCAATGCGCTCCCGCATCTGAATGACACTATGGCGCGTCATGTTTGACCGCTCCTATTTTCTTCGCTGGGTTCCCGCCCCAAATCGTGTAGGGCTCCTGAATACTTTTCGTGATCACACTCCCCGCCCCAATCACACAGTGATCGGCAATCCAGACGCCCCCTAAAATAATCGAGCGTGCCCCAATAAACACCGAATCACCAATTTGGGTAATGAGCCGTTTGATTGGCAGGTCTTGCCAGTTGGCACACTTGAATTCATGGGTATGGGTATAGATAATCACGTCATCGGAAATCACGCAATGCCCGCCAATGATACAGGCTCCCTGAACATCAATCTTCACGCTCGGCTTAATCTCGGTGGTCTCGCCGGAGAGCGTCATCAGGTTGTGCAGGTCTGCCCAGATGATTGGGTCTGCGATCATTAGATACTCGCCCCTTCACCCGCGCGCCCTTTATCCTGGCATGCAACTGCATTATAAAGCAGTAGATTTGTATGGTCATAGGTTACACCTTCCCGTTTGGAGGGAACATCATCCGATTTATACGCGCAACTAATCATAATGGGTTCTTTCTTCTGTAGCTTCGGCTCGAGCCACTCATATTTCTGTGCTAAGGATTTAGGAATCACACCCACCATATAGGGGCGATTCTCCGGGTCTAGCCCCATGAGCTTAAAGCGCCCTAACGGACGTTTCTCTGGTGATTCCAAATCATGCTGATTGAGAACATCCGTCACCCCTAAATCGAAGATTTGTCCCTTCTGCCGCTCTACCATCGCTTTCACTTCCTCTAGCGGATTCACCTCAATTGTATTCGTTTCAGGGTAGAGTAAGGATTCATCCGGGATCATCAGTGGGCCTTCAATTTGGTAATAGTCCCCGCAATCGACGACACTATCGGTTTTGAGAGCAGGGGCAGCAACGAGCTCAAGGGCTTGCTCCTTACTAATCATGCCAATGACATCCGCAAACATTTGGCGGAAAACCTTAATGGTAGCATTCTTCTTGTGATAGTCACGCATCAATTGATAATCGCTAATACTATCAAGCTTCTCCTGCGCCTTCTGTAATTGTTTGTCATTCTCCTTATTCTGCGGATTGTTCGGGTTATTGGGATTGTTGGGGTTGCCTAATAGGGGCATATTGTATTCTTTCGCAATATCCATTTCCAAGGCTTTCAGCGCTAAGGGAATTGGGAGATCGCCGTATTCCTTCCAGCGCTGGGGGAGCGATTCGCCGGGCATCAGGTCTTTGTAGATCTTATTCAGGGGGACCACTGCCGATTTCGTAATAAGGGTATTAGTCTCGGTATTCTCGATATTTGCCCTATCAACATCACTGGTCCGGTATTTGAGTCGCATCCCAATTTCGAGTTTCATCTCTTCGGGGTCCACACCGACAAATTTAATGTTAAATTCCTTAATATAATCTACCCAGGGTTGAAACATCTCTTGGAGCCGTTGTAATGCTGCTAACCCGTCTTCGGAAGCGGCAGAGAGTGCCCCTTCTTCTGATCCCTCAAACCAGCGCTTGGGATAGCCAGAGCCCGTGCAAATATCAATCAGTTTCTCATCAAGCACTTTATTAAAATCCACCATGGCATTTTGAGCCGAAGCAAAGCCAAACTCAATCTCTTCCTTTTTGCCCTCTAGACATAAGAGAGAAGTACCAAACCGATGATCCTCAAACTCTTTTAAAACATTGTCAATTTCCGTATTATCTGCGTCTTCTGGAACAATGAGGTAGGGGACCACACCGAATTGAATGCTAATAATACTCATGCCGTAATCAATGCGCTCATACTCAATCAGATCATCCCAGACATGACGTAAGAATGAGATGCCATACAAATGTTTAGGCAGCCGGCGATAACTAATAAATAGAAAGTCCGTGCTTTGGATTTCAATGGATTCCTGCTTGAGTTTATCATAAGTGAGGAGGTCAACTGGTAAATTATTCCTCTTTAACGTAATAACGGCGGGATATCCCCATTTATCATAGATTGTTTTCTCAATCTGTGTTTCATCGACAATGGTAAAGGTCCATTGATGATCAGGAATCGGTGATCCCGCCATGCGGACAATATAACAGTAGCCATGCGTGAGTTCTGTTACCATTGCGGGTTGAAAGATGCCCCGTTGCACATTATACTTCTTCCAGAACTCCGCAACCTTCTCTGGCGTCTTCTGGGGCTTCTCGGCTTGATCCTCTAATTTATAATAGTAGAGTTGCCCGCTCCAACACTTCTCGCCTACCTTGAAAGTCAATGCTGATCCGCGCCCGTCATTAACACTCATGGCTTCCCGATGTTCTGGATTATTCACATCTGTGAGCCCGTACTTGATAATGTAGCGCGTATGTTGTAACATTTTTGAGGGGTCGTTTTCCTGCCCGCCACCTTCGCGCCCTACAGGGTATCCATCGGTTTTTAATGCATCGAACTTGAGATGCACAATATGCATTTTCATTAGACTCTCGCCACGTTATACTCATTTATGATCTTCGCCTGCTCTGCGAGCGTGTAGGGACCACCATACCGGACCGTGAGCTTCCCGCCACACTTGGGACACCAGACGAACCCCTCATTATGCTGTACATAGTCACATGGGACTTTACGACAGCTGAAATGCGTCTGACATTGGGGACAGATATTAAAAGGGGTCCGGGATTTATAGTGGCACCAGGGCATATCGCACTGATGCAAGCTACCAGAGCAGTAAAAACGCTTTCGCAAGAGCGTGTGTTCACTAACATCTTTCGCAAATCCTTTGGGGGTTAAATACGCGCGGGGCGCATTGGGGCGAATATCCATATAGGTTTTCGTCATGTTAATACTTCCGTATACTACTGTGATACTTCACACCCGATCCATGTTCTAAGGAGGCTTGAATCCCTTGTTGTAAGGCATCAATCAAATGGTCCTTAGAGGTCGTCGGGAAGTGTTTCAATTCATAGATTAAATCTTGGTGAGATTGCTTCATTAAGAGTTGCCCATTCTGTAAGGTAGGCTGTAAGGTTGCGGCAATCCGTTCCTCTTTGCCGACCGTTTTCTTGGTAATGAACTCAATTGGATATTTAATGACTTTGGGCCAATTCTCTGTTAAAGGCGCAAAAGCGCCAATGGCTTCAATAATAATAGATAACGGTTTGAATTCCGCGGCATATTCATTAATCACTTGAGCGACTTCATGGAGGGGTTTATGCAAAGCAAAGGTCTTATGCACATAGAATTTATTATCAAAGGCGTTACGTCCAAAGCCTACAATCCCTGAGTAATCTGCAGTTTCTTTCTCACTAAGGGCTAAATCTACTGTGATATACTTTCGGTAATCTCTCGACTGAAAGTCGGCATCATTAACATCATGGAATTGAATCCACTTCTCTTTGAAGATCAGCCCCTCACCTGCTGGCTCTTGCTGGTACTCACGATTAAAGGCGCTTTCTCCAATCTCGTAATACTTACGGATTAAGGTTTCAATCGGCCACCGTTCGGGCCATAACACTCTGTATTTGCCATGAATAGTCACATTGATAATATTGCCTTCTGCATCACGTTCCAATTCATAGGTCTCAGGACCAGGATTACGAAAGTCACCTTCAATAATGGCAGGTAATATTTTAACTGCGGCACTGCCTTTATGATTCGATGTGCAGAAGGGACATTTATCTTCTGTGAAGCAGGAAACTAAATCCTCATTGCTTTTGCGTGTCATTATAATGAGAGTAATACAGTTTGGGTTATGAGTATTAAATAACTCGCCTAATAATCGATCATGTACGCCCTTCTTTACATCAGGACTCATATCGGCATCCATTGGGTCATCAATCACATCAATATCTGTGTTCATACCTGTGAATTTGCTATCTTGCCCTAATGCCTCTAAGGTCGGATCGGGAAAATACCCAGATCGGGTAATAGTAAACTTATCTTTGGCCCAGATTTGGGTTCGAAAGGGACCAAAATCTTTAATGAGTGGCCAATGATTTTCTAAAAGATCACGAATAGGACCAATCTTTTGAATAGCAAGATTTTGGGCTAAGGTAATGTATTTACACGCATCGTTTTTATGAAAGGTAATATGATGGGTAAGGAAGGGTTGAGCAATGCCTTCGGTTTTACCATGCCGGCGCGGACCGACGACGATTATAACCTTGACGCCATTGGCAATTTGCGCATGAATCCATTTAAGGGTATCATCTTGCCACTTGACATATTCCTTTTTACAATATTGGACCTTGAAAAGAGAGACATCATCATAATAGCGCCACATAGATTGTTCAATGCGTTCGGCTTGTTTATCGATAATTTTTGTTTCTTTATGTTTAATGAGAGTGGCATTTAAGCCCGTCGAAGCAGCAAACATGAGCTGTTCTTGTTCCGGTAACTGTTGATACTTTGCATACCAACGATGAAAATCATCAAAAATACTAATATCAAAATTCTGTGTTTTACCATTAGTATTATTATATCTTCGTGCATTGGAATTTACGGTTTTATGAAGTGTGGTTATTCCATCATTAGTAATGGGGTTTGCTTCAATTTGAATGCATGATTGTGCATTACTTTTGGGCCAATGTTGTGAATATCCTGGATTACCACGTTTAAAGCCGATCTTGATCACCTGACTCTAGTGGCACAGCTTTTTCGAGTAAAAGCATATCATAATCCTCTTGGTACGCACCAGCCTTAATTTCGAGATCATAGCGAATAGTGGCATACAGAACCAAAAAAGAGAGAGGACCAGTATATTTCATTATTGAACATCCTCTAAGCGTGTTGGGGGTAATACATATCTCCGCATTAGCCAGAAGAGAAAGAGAATGAAGAGGATAGCAATGATGAAGATACCTACGCCAATGAATGCCCCTAAGATGAGGTCCGACATTTAACGCATCCCCAAAATGATTAATGTGACAATAGTGATGATGACCGTAATGAGTTGGGAGACATTGAATGTAGAGAAAAATGCGACGAGGATGGAGGGCTTCATGGAAGAGGCATCCACATCATCAATTACTTGGATTTTCTGCTCATCAGAGAGAAAACTACATTTGAGAACTGCTTTCTTGGCTTGGGCGATAGAGTAGGCATATTTATCCGCTTTATCTTTAATCAGGGCGTTAAAAGCAGCGCCCATATCCACAATCTGTTGAATCTGCTCTGGGTTTAATTGTGCCATTTGCTCAGGCGTCATAATCTTCTGCAGGAATTGAATGAAGTTCCCAGAAATACCCGCGGCTGTTAACAAGGCAATTTGTGAGCTCATGAATAGTATTTACTAATGTTGGTATATAAGAGTGTTGACCTATATTGTCGAACAATATTGTTGACTAGTTATCTTTCATACCATTTATCATGGTGTTCCTTACAAATAGTAATAAGATTATCAGGGTCCAATCGTAAAGATGGAAAGGTAAAAGCATCTCTAATATGATGAACATATTTAGCTGGACCTGAGTTAGAACATTGAGGGATTTGACATCTATATTTGTCGCGTTTCAAGATAAAGAGACTCATCTTGCCCCATTCGGGACTATTATAGAAGCTGTTATTAAAGTCTCCACGGTCTACATAACTATATTTGCTTGTAAAGGTTTCAGCAAGGTGAGTATTCACTTCTAAAAGAACTTGTTTATTTTGTAATAATAGATTTATTCTATTACTGCATTCATAAAGAGTTTTATCGTTTTGAATAAATTCTATTATAGCTTGTTTATCCATAAATTGATATAACACTGTTAATCCTTATAAAGTATAACACCGTGATTTTCCTCTGAATTTTCAGAGAAATTAGAAGTATTAAAAAGAGAATTTCGGCGGGGCACTCGGCTTCATTTTGGACCCCATGAAACGGCATGAGGCAACCAGCCACCAATCCACCGAGGTATTCACTGCCCCTAAGCGGCATTTGTCGATCAGGGAGCCGAAGCTCCCCTTTACAATGGTTTTCGACTGCTACTTTTTAGATTAATATAAATTATGATACTTCAAATATAAATACTTTTTCATATGAATTTTCGCATATTATTATCATTACCTTTATTGCTTGCTTTTTTTTATTTATTATATTATTATACTATTATTCTCACACTCACGTAGGCAGGCTTAGTACACACCCGCAGAAGCGCGACCGGGTGGTCCTGGATCATAAAAGTGCCAAACCCATTAGATCAGGAGGCTCTGGATCATATGACTAGGCAATCACTCAGATACTCGATCCATTGGGTAATGCTCAGTGGTCCGATTGAGGGCCCATCACAGCTGGTTGGCGCTTGGTCACACAGGACTAACCGACCACACGCGAGAAAAGTCGCTGCGGCGACTGCCAACGCATAATTACTTAAGAAAGTGCGGCTTTGGTAGCCGCGGAGAAACGTGAGCAGGGCATGTTTCTTAATCACGCCTTTATGAGAAGGGGGAAAGTGGGACTGAAGGGCAGGCTGGAGTTTGGCTTGGTATTTGAAATTCATCACAATCACCACGTTGAGGATGCATCTATCTGTCGATAGGTGGCAATTCGACCTAGGCAGTTATAGCAACAATAGTACTGCTGAACAGAGTAATCATATTTGAGCCAGTGACATCCCCTACAACCCCGTATCGGATTATTGCCGTGCCAAATTGTCACTCCGGCGCCTCCTCATCTGCTTTTAAGTGAATCCAATCATTATAACACTCCTCTTGATGAGGACACTCATAACATTGCGCATTACCATAAAAAGAACCGTAACAATCAGGGTTATCAAAAAGTTCATCATCACTCACGGCGCGCCCTCCTTCCGTCCATGTTTATGCTTCCGCTTGAACTTCTCACGGCGGCGCTCCTCTCTACCATCGAGACTAATGGATTCCCGCTTGGGAATTTCTAAGGATAATTTATGGTGTTTAGTCATGTCGCCTAACCTCTCTTTCACGACGTTTCTTAAGTGGCTTTACTTTTAATTGCCAATAGCCTTCACCTCCATGAAAAGGGCAAAACTCAGGAGTGCCACCATCGCGCGCTTTAATCTCACACTCGGCGAGGCATCCATTACATTCAAAAACATCAGGTTTGTCTGCCATGTTAGCGGTCCGCCCCCCGCTGCCCTTGATAGATTGGTTCAATTCCTTTGCTTCCTAATCGCACGAAATAGAAGTGAAGGATGCGGAGCAACACGCGCCCCCACATTAAATAGGGATACTTCTGGAAGAGATGCCACTGTATCATCTCCTTAACGGTGACGTGAATGCGGTCGCTCATCGGGGCATCCCTCCCTTCGAGTAATGGGTCACTTTGTGGCATATGAGACATTGAGTGAGATAGCGCGTGCGGTCACAGGTATGTGTACAGTAAGTTTGGCACTTCGAACAATAAATATACGCAAAATTCATCAGGTCATCTCCTTATCTATGAAAGAGGCTAAGCGTTTCATCACGTTATCCCACGTCATGTAAACTTCAGTGTAGGAAGCGTGCAAGCAATTGGTATAAACCAAGAGATACCCATTTTGAGCCTTCGTGATAACAATTTCGTGGATTTCGGAAACGAAGTCGGTCATCGGGGCGCCCCCTGCTCTTTACCATTGCTATCCCAAATAGGACATTCACCCTTTAACCTCATCTCACAAGAGGGTGGATTCGACGGATTAATCGGATAGTAGGCTTGAAAATCACAATCGAAGTAACAAGCTTCAATTGCCCATAAAAGCTTTATAATATTCATTATTTCGCCCCCTCTAAATAATTATCGGAGAGATGAGTAAAGAGATTCGAGAAATCTAGATCCTGAGCGATCCCCAATTTGAGTAATAACTCATTGAAGCATTTACCACAATAAATATAATGGGTCATCCTCGTTCCCACAGGCACTAAATACATTGGTTCTTTCCCCATATAGGAGGGTCTCCTACGACATTTCTGACAGACGGGATTTCCAATACGACTGACCATTCATTTCGCCCCCTTCGCTAGGATCTGCTTGATCTGCTGCAATTCATCATTGGTAGTGTCCGTGTTGGTGATAAGGCGATTCAAGAGGACGAGGAAGGCGCTATTCCATTGGTTTTGAGTGAGGGCGGCGTCGCTGGCGGCGGGCGTTAATACTTCCGAGGGTGTAATGGGCGCTGATGTAGGTGCTGGTTTTGCTGAAGGTGGTGGGGCTGAGGAGGGCTTGGATGCCCCTTTTTTTGGCTTTGGCTCCTCTCCTTTAATACGCGTGCATGGATAGGGGTGTTCTTTGCCAGGAAACTCTCCTTCCACCCATTCACGTCGGATATTATGTCCGAGCTCGGGCGGATACTCCATATAGGGGAATTCGTAATAGACTTCGACACCGCAGGTATCACAGGGGGTAATCTTGGCGTGATATTGTTTATTATTCTTTTGGCTCCAGAGATCGGTAATAAGATAGTGCGTATTTTTCTTACTCATATAATCCTTGCCCACATCGATAATATCATGGTCGTCGGCGCTCATGGTTTACCATACCTCTGTGTGATTTGTTTTAAAGTTTCGATGGCTTTCGCTAATAGATCACACTGTAGAATATCCCACTCATGAGAGGGGATATCTCGCAGCTCTTCTAGGAGTCGCTGTGCTTCTAAGATTAACTCGGCGCTCATTCCTCTAACGCCTCCAACCGGTGTAAGAGTTCTTCTACCAAAGGTTTCATCTTCTCAGGGTCGTTTTGAACTTTCTGAATTTGCCAGTAGAGTAAATCGGCATTCTGCCGAAAGTAAGGAGATGTATAGGGGTTACTGTTATGGCAGAGTTTGGCTTTAAACGCGGGACAGTAATCGCAATCGACAGTTATGAATCTCTGGGTCTTCTCGCATGTAAAGCGACAGAGGGCGCACCCTTCATTCCTAAACTTCCCGCTCTTTAAAATCCATTGCCACTTCTCGATTGTGAATTGTTTGGCTTCTTGAAAGTTCAATGTTCGCCCCTCCGTTTCAATTCGCTGATCTCCCATTCGAGGGACGCGTTGCGGCTAATCAGTTCCGCATTCTCGGCCCGTAGCTCCGTATTCTCTTTGCTAAGGCGGTACCACTCCGAGCCCCGCACTTTGATCAAGGGATTCGTGTGGGGGGCTTTGCCCAAGGGGTGGGCGATATCGTCGTCGGTCAATAATAAGACCTCCGTTCGTTTTGAATACTCTCTAAGTGCCGGATATCGCGCTCCAATCGCTCGTTCTCGCTTTCAAGGCGTTGAATTTCCTGCTCTTTCTTGCTCAGTTCTTGTTCTAACTGCTGTACCGAATATTCTAGGGTTTGACATTGTTCGCAATGCTCATTCCCGTATTTCTCATGCCATCTACTCATGGGGCGGCACCTCCGTTCTCTTTGAACGTCGCTAAGCGTTTCATCACATTATCCCATGTTATATAGACCTCAGTAAAGGAGGCATGTAAGCAATTGGTATAAACTAAGAGGAATCCGTTTAGCGCTTTCGTGATAACAATTTCGTGGATTTCGGAGACGAAGTCGGTCATGGTAACAAATCTCCATACGTTTCTTTCAAGAGGCGATGAGCATAGAGTTTATCTCGTTCCGCCTCCGTGAGGGTGCCTAACCACTCATCTAAGCGCTCCTTATCCGCGAGGAGGTCGAAGACTGCCAGCATTTGCTCAACCAGCGTCGGCATCAGGGGGCGCCCCCCTTCGCTAAGAACGTATATTTCCCTGCCAACATGGCGATATAGTCACAATCACCATTATACTTCCAAAACATCTTGGCATTCCGTTTACAGAAGGCGTGGAACTGACTGTAATCAATCGTCAAGTCATGGTCTTTTGCGAACCGCTCGACACATTGATACCCAATACAAATTAAGCACGCCCATGCAAATCCATCATTTCCCCGCCGATCGTGGACTCCATTACGATGCATCATAGCCGCAATAATGAGGTTCTTCGCTTCCTGTTCTCCAAATTGTCTCACGAATTTAGAATATAGTTTGGAGTGAAATTCTGTCTGGCGGGCTTCATATTCAGCAATGGTGGCAACACGTAATCCTTCCCATTCTGGATCGCTCATTCAGGTGCACCCCCCTGCCGCTCAGCATTCAACAAGATTTCCGCGAGTTCACGCCATTCATAAGTAGAATCTTGTCCAAGAGACTCTAAAGGGATTAATTCTTCAATCAATGCTCTAACACTGACCTTATGATTTAGCTTCAAAACAAGATATTTTAGTTCTAACTTTCTTTCGGAGGTCTTGATGCTCAATCGCTCGCCCCCTGCCGCTCTTCGTCCTCGGGTATCCATCTCCTATGGTTAATACAGTCCCAACAAGTTTTGGCTCTATTTGCACCACAATTTAAACAATTGTTGGGGGTATCGAACTTTTTCGAGGGTTGACTCGCCGATTTTGGAGGTCGTGAAACCTCGATTACACGGCGTTCTTCCGTCTCTAACCACGCCTCCACTAATCCCCGAAGGATCTCCGTCAGCGTCTTGGGCTTTAACGTGGCGAGAATCCGCTGCATGCGGGCAAAAGTATCACGCGGCAGATTAAAGGAGACCTCCCTGTATGCTTTAGGTGTGACTCCCGTCTCGCACAAACTTTTAATAGGTGATTGGGTTTTATTCATTCAATCATTTCCAATTTTGAATTTTTGGTGGTGAGAAACGTGGTGAAATGCTCCTCACCACCACACTCTTTTTTCACAGCTTTTTATTTGTCAAAACGTTATTAAACTAAGTAAGGTATATGAGAAAAGTGATTTATATAGTTTTGCTACGGTGAAGCTAGGATTGAAGAAAACGACAATTGAAATTAGTGTGAAGATTATGGGAAGGCTCAATGCCTTAATAGCCATTCTTGAAGAAGAGAAGGGCAGACGCTTCTCGAAAAACGATATTATCGGCTTATTATTAGATCTCTATGATGATTGTAAAAAGAAGAAAGCTGAGGTGAAATAATGCAACTTGATAAAGAGAAATGTGAAATCTGTGGCGCAATGGCAGAAGTCTTTATGCGTACGGAAGCTGGAGAGCATTTCGCATGTATGGAGCATTTTACACAGTTCATCTTCAAGCCAGAAGGCAAGAAAGAAGTGACCTAGATGGATAAGGGACAAATGGAAATTATATGGACTGCTTTCCTTAAGTCTTCGAGGGCAGATAAATACGGCGGATCAATAGATTCTTATTATATTGATGTTAGTAGCCACGAAATGTTTGATCTGCTCAAAGATTTTCTGGAGTTCTATTTCCAATATATCCAAGGTGATTTAATCGAAGGCAAGAAGGAGGCGACATGAATGAACTCTTGGAAAGCGACCATATGGCAACTTTTGAGGTATTACATCTACTTTCTTCTGCTTCTCGCTATTATTGGAAGTGGATATGGAATCTATCTCCTCTTTCTCTGGAAATGGTGGGCGGGTGTGACGGTTGTAATAACGGTAATTGGATTTGCCTTATTTATACTGTATGTCTACTTTCTTGTTAAGGAGGAAGGATGGGATTGAAGGAAGCGAAATGAGATGGATCGGGAGATTATGCGCCTTCACCAAATCATACAAGAGATTGCAGGGTATTGTTTAACCGTAGAACAATTTAACTATGTGTTTGGCGAAGGCTATTGGACGTGGTGGAACCAAGAAATGGAGAAAGAAGGCAAGAAGGAGGCGACCTGATGGTGAGTATTGTAGATAAACAAGGGCTTCGTGAGAATATTCAACGGTTGAAAGCAGAGGTTCAAGATCGCCTAATATGGATTGAGCAATATGAGAAGGAGTTACAACATTGGGAACAAGAAGAGCAGGACATGAAGGATAATATCAATACACCAATCCTACAGGATTATTTAAAGTGGAGCAAGAAGGAGGCGACCTAGCATGGTGAAAATTCAGATTGAACGAGCATTCGATATTCTCAAGGAGATTCACTTTCAACCAGGTGATACTATTATGTTAGCTATTGATTTTGATGGAACCAAACTCAGCAACCCAGTCACTATTGCCCTTATAATTCCAGGGCGTCCCCCACAACATGACGTCATAATGAGGAGTGAAGAATATGATTGAGAAGGGGGCGCCGTAGGCTGGACGGCGATTCCAAACGCTTACTTACTGCTTACTTGCTTCTTGTTATCGGCATCTACTGCATCCAAATGAGTCCGCTCTTCGTGGAAAGCTTCATTGTTTTAGTGGTCGGCGCATTCCTCGTCGCCTTTGCAGCCACGCTCTTTGGACTCTCCGCCTACTTCATTCTCCGATGACCTTTATTGTTTAATAAGAATAATCGCCCGAACGTATATTGAGCCCGCTGCGGCTGCCCCGCCATTGCCCCCATCATCATCCTTCACCCACCGGACCGCCACATTCTCATTATTGCCGATGGTATATGCCGCGGTGAGCTGGTAGGTTAAAATATTCGCGGTGGCCGGGATCGTAATATCAAAATTGATGCTACTCGCGAGATTCCAGGAGAGGGCTTCCGTATCGGCAATGGCGGAGACGCTCAGGAGCCCAGAAGCGATCTTACCGACATTATCCACCGAGGAGGAGAAGAGGATACAGGCTTTATAACTCCCGCCGACCGGCACATAGAAGTTTGCCAGAATCTGCGCGTTGGGGTCATTCCAGAGGCAAGCCCAGACCGGACCATAGTTGACGGATTGCGCGAAGCCATCGGAGCCGTAGAGCGCGAGGGAGGGAACCGGGTTAAGCTGCGCCTGCAAAACAACATCCATAGCGGTTAGGATGGCAATATCTGCCGCCATGGTGGTATCACTGACACACATTAACGCAGTCTTCGTATAGACAGCATGTTTAGAGGGCGCTACGGTTGTCTCAACATCCCAGTTAGCTCCCCATGCCTCGTCGGAGATCTGGGGAATCGATCCGGGCATGGCGCCGATTGCGCCAATACTGGGCGCAAGTTGCTGCTGAATTCGGAGAATCTCCGCTTTCTGAAGTGCACTTTCCTCTGCACTTGTCTGGTACCGGTGGATTGCACTGCCTCCTTTTGCCAATGTGACCAGGACGCGTTCTTCATTTTCTGCAAAGAAGTATTGCAATTCCCGGATGAGGTAGGTTTCATTGGTAATGTTGCGTGAGGGGAGATTCACCGTGACGGATTGCCCCACTTGCAGGTAAGTATATTGTTCCATACTAACCCCCAAATCGAGATGGGGCGTTTGATACCGGGCTAGGAGATAATTGGCATAACGGGTCGCATCCTCCGAACTCTTAATACTTTTATCAACCGCGAGTTCAGTCATTACATAGAGGTAGGTTGTCTGTGACGCTGCATTATTGACCGTTACGATCCCATTTGCCCACTGCACCATTATCCGATTCCGGATCTGGCTGCCAATGGCGCCTCCCTGGAATCCTATGATTTGTAGATTGGGCGTACTTTCATCAAAGCGCAATCCTGTCGCTGTGGCACTGGCAGAGGTCTGCGTATGTAGGTCATTCGAATCATCAATCCATCCATCGTACTTCTCAATTTCAATCAATTCCCGGAAGAGAACCGGCAGATAACTATAATCCCAATTTTTAATGAAATAAAAGGTGCCCGCTGCCATATTGGTCGTGGTCAGTGCTTGCCAGGTGTCGTATGTTGTGATGAAGTAATCCAAGAGGTAACTGGATAGTTGTCCAATCGCATAGAAATCGTAAATATCGACAAGGGTAGAAATATCCTCCGCGACGGTAATGGTATTGGCGGTACTAGCTGTAATGGTGAATTGGAGCGCCGGGTAATCCGTGACGACGAGCTCCACCCGGAGAAAGAGGATTTTGATCCAATGGTAGATAGTCCCCACTATTCCACTATCGCCCGCCAAATAGCGAATTTTAATTTCCCCCGCAGCAGAAACGTATTTATTGGTGGTGCCATTCGCTTCGAGTAATAACCCTGCCTCTGTATGCTCGTAGAGCCCCGTGTAGGTCCGCCCTGCTTGGGACATGGTTTGCAGAATCTCCCAACCGTCGGTTCCGTAATTGTAGATGTAGATATAGCCATAACTGGCAGCATTGAAGGCGTATTGATTATAGACCACTGTTCGGACTTTGATCCGGGCAATATTGGCACGCGCTATTTTGGTCCCACAATAGAGTATGGTATCCGCATCCGCTACATTACTGTAGAATTCCAGGTATTGATCATCATCAGTTCGCGTGTCCTCAATGGCACCACTTATATGGGTGCCATTTGTATCATCATAACTGACTGCCGGACGAAAGAGATTCTTCAGAACAACTAACCCATAGCGGTTAGGTGCGCCAGAGACCCACTCGTTCCCCGCATGAGCCGGATGTCCCCAATCTTTATTATCATCCTGAATCTTGAAGTTTGTAGGGAGGGAATTCACCATGCCCGTTACATTATAATCGTTCGGCTCGTCCGGGTCAATTCCTTCATGGTCGGCGTATTCATGGGGCGTTCCACACACACTATTGAAGGCAACAACTTGATTCTGGAATTGGTACCATTGCCCCGCACAGATCATTTCCAGAAATTGTTGGTCCTTCTCAGCTTTGGGTAGAAGGTCAGCTACAAAGCCCCGAAATAAATAACGATTATCACTATCTTGAATCGTCACAGATCGGTTAATGGTGGTCTCCTTGGGAAATTGTAGGCTCGCCACCCCTGATTCATCGGCGAAGAGAATGGTCGCTAAATGATTCTGCGGGAAGACCTTCTTGAAAACACGGATTGATTGCCCATTATTAATGGTCACCCCGTTAATGGTCAGTGTGCAATTCATATAACATACCCATTATATGTTTTAAATGATCCTTGAATATAACTAACCGTTATGCTCCGCGCTATTGGAGCGAGAGCCGGACCCACATAGGGAATCATTGCCACTAACGCACTGATCCCATCCCCGGCGAGTGTCGCCACCATATTCGCAAACATATTCATGCAGTATTGGGCTAGCCCCTCAAACATTTGCACTACACTCTTCAATCCGAGATCTAGCTGGGCAAGCTGGGTCAGAATGTGTTCTAATATATCTCCCCCGGCTTCTACTGCCATTACTGATAGCCTCCTGTATAGATCTTCGCTAATTTACATTCTATCGTGACTTCCCCCATGTAGTACCCCTGCCCATGCGGCACTTTCTTGAGATCAGAGAGGACGAGTGAGTTCCACGGCAACCGCTGCACATTGGAACAACGGAAGATAGATAAATCGAAATCCTCACCCCCACCCCCTGCATTATTAATATAGAAGTCCTCGTCTGTACCATTACCCGGCAATGTGGTACTCGTACTGGCAGCAATGAGTATCCCATTCAAATAGAGCTCCATGCCCCGGGAACCAAGTGTTCCCATAATGTTGACCCATTTCCCCGGCTGTGTATATCCTCCTTCAAGTGAGACCGTCACGCCACCAACAATTTTCGCGAAAATAATCGTGCCAGTGGCAGTACTATAGATATAGATGGTATTAGTGGCAGTATTTGTTTTTTGAGGGCAATAGAACGCAGATAGCCCGACCGCGCTAACTTTAAGTAGTGCCTCAAAAGTGAGTGCTGTGGGCATTGTATCTAGGAATGTAGCATGTCCAACACCTTCGCCATTATCCATCTGTAGAAATGTCTTTCTATTTAATGCCCCTGTTGTAACCCACGCGGGGTCATTGAGGGCACCCAACCCAAAAGTAAGGTTGTAGGTATTCTGGTAATCATTCAATGTGGTTGCGGTATCATCCGGGTCATTGCAATCATAGTAGGCGAGCGTCTCGGAATCATGGGACACAGGCGTGAAGGGCGCGGGGAAGAAGCTCGCTTTGGCGCGATACTTCAGCTCTTCATACATGAGCTCGATATTCCCTGCCGTCTCGCTCCTGAGCGTGAATTTGAAGGTTTCCTTCCTATCTTTCCAGCGGTTGTCGTAGGAGCAGGGCGGTTCGACACACGCGACATTCTCGTAATAAATGTAATCGCCCGGTTGGTCGTCCTCCATTAATTCCTTGGCGCAGAAGGTCGGGGCAGTGGCGAGCCACTTCCCCAACCAGGCGGTGGAGAAGTACCGGTAGAGGGCGTAGAGGTTGCCGGCTGCCATTACTTCTCCTCCTTCAAGGTCTGATTAATATCGCGGAGGATATTGATCGTGTCGATCAGCTCCTGAATGACCGCGTCTTTATGATTAATGATCTTCCGGCGCGCAATCGCGCGGAATTTCCAGCTATTCAGTTTAATCATGCGACCCAGTCCTTTAACGTGATAGTCCCAATAAAGAGCAGATGGTCAGAGTCCCGGTTTGTTATTTCCTGCGTGTTCTCCGAGACGAAATTCGTATCGAACCCGGTCACTTTGGTAGCACGTAAGGCGGTTTTCATTTGGGTGAGGAAGGTTTGGCAGACGGTGCGATTTGCGTCTTGAATTATATGCGTCGCCTCAAACAGAAAGAGCCAAAACTCAAAGGTCCAAGTAACACTATGCACCCCATGCTCATAGGTATCCCTGCACACCCCTGGCATAATGACAAACGCCATTTTCGAAGTGGCATCCTGAAGGGGACGCGCCACGGTATCTACCCCCGTCTGTTTGTAATCGGTGATTTGAACCCATGCTGGCTCTTTTGTCCATGAAGCATACACGTTCAATAAATCCAAGAGGTCTTTCTGAATACTATCGGTCATCTACCGGATCACCATCCCTGCCTTTGAAATCGTAACATCATTGCGAACTTGTTTCTCCGTGAAGCCGAGCTCGCGCATAATCGTCCGCATTAAATTCCGAAGTTTATCGGGAATCGTAATCGATTTGTAAATCTTCTCAGCAAATTGCGTGGTCGTCCCCGCTTGGCGGGATTTCCCATGCTGCACTAAATAGGCGAGGTAATCACTATACCACGTCGTCTCAAATAGTAAGGTCCGGTCATCGACTCCCTCGGCTTGCGTATGTAATGAACTACGCAGCTCACCCCCTTCCGGGCCTCCATGCAACTTTAAGAGCCCCCCGAATCGCTGTCCCGCAGGTGTGCGTCCGCGTCCGCGCGACACCTTCCCATACAGTTCGTCAACCGTGTAATTCCGAACATTAAAAATCGGGATAATCCCTGTAATGTCCCAATCCTCGCGCAATTCTTGCTCAAAGGCATGGCCCATCTTTAAGCGCCGAACAGCTCTTAAAATAACTTGTTTCGCGAGTGGATCATCAATATGTTGCGAAGGCGCAATGCCTACATTGAACTTAAACCCACGTTCTTGGCGTCCTGACAAACACACATCACCTTAAACGTTATCCTTTGTTTAATATTGTGAAATTAAGGTCCCAATTCTCACCCGACAATGCACTTTCCGCTGACTGCGGTTAATATCCGCTCGTAACTTATTCGAGAGTAAATCCGCGGGGGACCAATTGTAAGAGGCACCCTTCTCTCCCGAAGCACCTGCGGCCCCGGCTGATAGGTACGTCTGATTATAAATACGCACGAAGTCAATACAGATCTGCATGACGGCCTCATCATGTAATGCTTGCGTGATATCCGGTCCTATTTCATTGACATACGCTTGAGCCCGGATGATATAATCGGCGACCGCGGTCAGTAATGGGTGCGTAGAAGCCCCGAAGATGGTGCCATCCATTGGGGGGCAGTAGTACGCAATCTGGGTCGCGGTAACAGTGCTGGTATTGGTTATCGCTTTCGCCTCGGCTTGGCTTTGGGCTTTTTATTTCTTGAACACGGCATATTTATCACGTAATAATCTTAATAAAAGTTGGAGGCGCCATAAAAAGATTGGCGCCAATTGAGGGGAGTGTATAAACCTTAAGCGGTGTAGGGATTCGTGGAGAGATACTCGACCGGCTTATAGTACGTGGTCCCCGACTTGTAGGGCGCATTCGCAATTGGCACAATCGCTTCACTGATCCGACTGCGCTTGGCACTGCGATCCTCATTCTCCCACCAGGGGTCAATAGTGAGGGCTTTCCCCACGCCACCCCAGAAGTTATCTTTCGGATTGGCGAGAAACACGAAATTCGTGAGGACTGTAGTCGCTCCCGTGTATGCGGTATCCACGCACTCGAATTGAAAGACGCGGCAATGAGCCTTATAGAAATCCATTGCGGACCGTTCCGATGCCGTTGTAACCGTTGTTGCGGTGCCACCAATCTTCTCATTACAACTCTCCAGGATTGCTGCGGCAATGGGATGCAGGAGCAAAACGATATCATTAGGTCCGTTTTGATGTAACATATGCCGCACAGCAAAGCGGGTCATGGCTGTATTATAGTCCAAGAAGGTAGCACCCCCCAGCGTAGCGGGGTTAATCGCGGAATAGACTGCGCCGGTTGCCGTCGCGGTTCCCGCGGTCGCTTCACAGCTGGCGGGATTCTGTAGGCTTCCCGTCGCCGAGGTCGCCATAGCACCCTCGACTTCAGCGAACTTCGCGTCGCCCATGATGCAGTATTCCGCGCGGTGGGGTTGGTGTTTGTAGGCGAATTCATTAATGCTCAGTTGCGGCAACCGCCCCTCGTTCCCCGTCTGGAGATTGAAATCTCGCAAGAGGAATTCAATATCCGTCTCGATCAGGAATTGGTGGCGATTCGCACTGAACAATTCACAGCGGTTTGCAATGAACCCATAATCATCGACAATCCGCGCGCCATTTGGTATATCGAGGTAGTCCCATTGGACTTCACGGACACCGTCGCCTCCCGGAATGGGGAAGAAGGTCATGATTTGCGGCAGCACATCAATTTGATGCAATGCTTGTGCGATGCGTTCCGTATCGTATATATTAGCGTAGTTTATTGCCATAGTCTTATCTCCCTAGAAAGAGAGCCGGAATCCAACTTTCCGTAGCTGAATTGGCTCGGTCGATTAATGCCATGAATTTCGGCGCTAAAGGAATGTTTTCTCCTGGAATACTGACCACTGTGCCATCTGCGTCACTCGCTAATACGGCGGTCGTTCCTGTGATTGTTTTGATGGTATCCGTCATGTTGCCTAGCATGAGGGCCGTGGTGCAAACCAAGGTATTGCCCAAAGTAATTGCATTCGAGTTCTCGACGGTGCGCCACTTCGCAATATAGCCCGGAACGAGGAGATTGCCTCGAAAGGTCACGTGGATTGGATAGACGTAATCAATGGAGGGGTCTGTGACGGTAGAGGTCATTTCGGCGCGTTTGGGGGCGCGGGCTTGTCCCATCGTTAGGAGGAGTAAGGCTGCTGAATCCGAGCGGTCCACTTCGTTCGTCAGTCCTGCCATAGAACTGACTGGGAAGCCCCCTTTAATATCCGCGGCACCTGTGGTTCCGGTAATCGGGACGCGAGGACCGTAGAGGTAGGGGTCGCCATTGCGCGGGGTCGAGTTATCGAAGTTGAATTCAGTGAGGATGACGCTCATGTTTTCTTACCTCCAGCGGGTTTTGCAGTAGGTTGCTTCCGCATCCCTGTCATCACAGGGCGGAGTGTTACCGGCGCTTGCGGAATGCCTTTCTCCCACCCGTAGAGCGCGAGAATCCCAGTTGGGATCGCACTGGAAGGCGGGGGAATATTAGCCGCAGGAGCGACATAAGGCGCGCCTTTCGGCTCAGCACTATCCGTCTTCGGCTTCTGCAATTTTAACACTTCATAGGCACCCGCTTTCTCATCCATCGTCATAGAATCGAATTTTGCCTTTGGAATGAGAGGCGCGAGGACCTCGTTGTAAATTGCTTCGAGCTTGACTTTATTCGGGTCAATAGGCGGGGTAGTGGGAGGTTTGGGCTTCAATGCTTCCACTAATGGGTTTAAGGCATCGGCTAGCCCTTGCACTTTGGTTTCAAGGGCTTTAAGGTCCGTTGAGTTAGCCACGTCTGCGGTAATCGGAGGCGTGGCAGGTATTTGGGGTGTGTCATTTTTCGCTTCAGGTTTGGTTCCATTCACTTTTGGTTTTTCCATAATAAATCATCAAAATAGTATAGGTAAAACTAGAGTTAACAGTGTTAAGTAGCCCTCGTTAAGACGAATCACTCAATGTATTTTCCCTGCGCCACGGTCGCTAAATATT